TTTTCCTCAAAGTGTGATTAATCGACCACGACGACGATTAACTATGGATGAATGTGTTTTGGGGGTCCCGGATTTAGGAATTAAACCCATGGATCTTAAAACATCACCTGGATATCCTTTCACAGCTATGGGACTTAAGACCAGTGATCTCATAATTGTGAAAAGATGGAAAGGAAGAAATTTTACACGGTTAGAGGAGATACCTAATTCCCTAACTGGAAAAATAACTGTTGAATACCATCCAATGTTTCTAGAAGCTTATAATAAAGAAATGGAGTATTATAAACGAGGTGAAGTTCCACCACACTTTGTTAATGATACTTTAAAAGATGAACTCAGAAGTTTAGATAGAGTTAAAGACTTGAATACCCGCTTGTTCAATGCAGGTTCAAAAGTAACTTTAATGATAATTAAACAAATTGAAGGACATCTTTATGCTGATTTAGAAGCACATAGAAATGAAACTGATATAGCCATTGGTATGAATGTGCACTCTGCTGAATGGGCTAATTTACATAATAATCTGCTTACGTTTGTTGGATCTAGGAAGACAAAAGGAATAGTAGAGGAGGATTTTAAGAACTGGGATAGGTGTATGAGTAGATGGATACAGGCAACTGCCTCAACTAAAGTTAAGAAATGGATCGGATATGAGTTAACTCAAATTGAAAGTTTCATAATAACAGCTAGTTGGTTGTCATGTTTTTCATCTATTCATAATGGACCTATGGGTTTTTTTATTGTAGAAAAAGAAGGGAGTACAGGTGATTTTCGTACTTCTTGGAAGAATTCTATGCATAATTCTGTAATGCATAGAGCTGCTTTTGCGTATCTTGCACCTGAAGATATAATGTGGCAGTGGAGTTTGTATGTTATTGGTAAGTTTTACGGTGACGACGTAATACTTGCTATTAAGGAATACGTCAGAGGTTGGTTTAGTATGGTAACATTACATGAGTTTTTAAAAGAACATTTTGGTTTTACCACAACTACACCTGGAGCAAAGGATAAGATAGATATTCCATTCACAACGCTTGAAAAGGCAACTTTCCTGAAAAGGAGTTTTGTTGTTTCAGAAGCAAATGGAATGTTTCATATTTTTCCACAACTTGATAGAGATTCAGTTGAAGCAATGGTTTTATGGGTGGAAGGTCAGCACAGTGACACTGAAACTCATGAGATTTTGTATCAAACTTGTCAAAGTGCAATGATGGAATGGTTTTACTATGGAGAATCTGAGTATAATGCAAATTATAGGATCTTACAGGATCGTATGAATGTACTTGGAAGGTCTTCAAAAACTAAACCACAGTTGCAAAGATTCTATGTCAAGGAATATCAGGACAGGCTCGACTCCTGGACTGAAGGTTACAAGGATCAATAGTCGAATATCGTCTTGGAGGACGTTAAGCTCTCGCCGATACGGGCGTTAAAAGGGAATAGAAAGATCTTGAAGATGCGTGCAGCTCTTCACTGCTTCTATTTCTATAGCACATTTACTGGAGTATGATTTAATCCAATTATACTTTATAGAAAACGGATTATGG